CCAATTTCGAGATCCGAGAATTTCAACGCACAGTAAAGGGGTTGGGAAAAATTTTGTGGGGCACAGCAATATACAATAAAGCAAAAAGCAAAGCAAAACAAACACACGCTAACATAAAGAGCAAAACCAACCAAAAAGATAAGCATAGCACTACATCAAGCGTACAACATACAATATATGAACGACATAAACATATAAGGGGCAACCGCCCATTATGTAAAGTACACGAGATACAATGGGCCGAAGCCAAAAGACTAAATTAAGTCTAATCTAACCGCCAGGGAAAATTCTAACAGATGTCGGATTAAATCCATCTCTTCTGTTTAACACATCCTAGCGACGACACTTCACGGAGTCGACCCGTCACAATTTCAGTTGTGAACCGTTCCTTTAAGGTGGAAATACCATCGCGAATTCAGTCGCGTACCGTTCCTTTAAGGTGGAAATACCTATATATATAGAGCCTCCAGTCTAGACACATTGCTACTCACACAATATCGGCTGGCTAAGCTCCTAAATTAAACGTAGTTACGCAATAAACAATACAACATACATGTTTTTACATCTCACTACAGTGTGAGACCCCGGTCTGAACCGAGAATTTACATTTTATCACAATAAAGCAAGAAAACAATCTTTCAGTCGTAGCATGCGCAAGCACTATACGAGCACTGTATACGAAAAACAGAAACTAAAGGTTCTTATCAACAACAACATTAATAATAAACTCTCCTGCACCACCATTAGCGTTCAAGACATAGTTAATCTCTGGTGTGGACAAACAGTACACATCAAAGTTAACAGTTATATCTGAACCCCACATAGGCGAAGGACCAGTAGCACCAGCCAGCGGGATATCAATAATATTTTGGAAACCAACAATGGTAAAGATACCAAACATAGCTATATTGCCACTAGACGTTCCAGTATTACTATATGGAATACACTGCACAGTAATTGTGCCAGTGTAATGATTTCCAACTACCCAAGTTCCTGGGAGAGTGGTTTCACTCACACCCCCAGAACTAGCAAACTGCAAAGTCCTAACTTCCATAGACATCGTATCTACTTTAAAATCTAACACGATTGAGAGAGAAATCACTAGATATATTAGACGTTCGTCGAAACAAAGGTTCCTCTAAAAGAAGATCTAAAAGGGTTAATGAAAGCGGCAAAACAAACAAAAGGCTAGCTAATAAAATAAAAACAAACCAGAGATGACACGCTTGAAATTCCATAGAACTAACATGCACAAAGCATAATTAAAGAAATTAGGGCGTTATTTACTTAGTAACGTACCAACAATCACAACCTAGAGTATCCGGAAAATCATGATCACAATCGTCATAAGCGGCCTCATTGAAGACTGACTTAAGACGGCCAAAATCCTGCTTTTCCTCAGCTTTCGCACAACAAACTGTCATGTGCGTAGCTATTTGCTCGGGAGAATTCATTCTCTTGTGGCACAAACCACAAGTGAACCACTGAGTTCGATCTCGCGTTCCGGTCCTCAGGGCATGGGTGTTAACCACGTGCTGATGACCAAGAATGTGAGCTTCGTATTGGGCGTAGCTATTGCACTGCACCTTACAAAGCTCACAATGGAACTCAGGTAGCCTGGGGGCCACAGTTTTCTTATAAAACTCGTGACCTCCAGGTTCAATCTTCCGAACAATAACACCATTCGAGAATAGTTGCTGAAGTACAGCAACTACCTCAAATAGAGTTGAGTTCGAGCGATCTTGGCAATAACCAAGAATCTCTTGAACCGAAACCCAATCAGCAGATACTTCCAACACTGCAACAACACGTCCAACAAGAGAAGACATAGTATCGTTTTCAATCAAGAAATGGTTGTTTAAAGTTATTAAAGGACTAGCTAACACCTAGTTCCAGACAAAATCATAGGAATAAAACCAAAGTACCTAATAGGCGAAGAACAAATAGCAGGTTTGGGTAATTCCTCACGTTTAAAAGCGCCAGGCAAATTTTGGAAATTGGGTCTATTCAATATGTGCTCTTTACACTCTTTCGAATCAAGTAAAGCACAATGAGACGCAACCTCGTTCCATTTGCCATCAAAGGTGCAATTATCGCGAATTTGCTTGAACTTAAGCGGTTTAACATCACAATCACACGCGGCTAATATAAAATGATCTAAATAGGAACCTGTTTCATTAAAGATCTGCTTGTGCATAGAAGCTTGACAATGCTGAAATTGCTCGACAAAAGTAAATAACTTAGGATCATTATCGACCTTATAGGCTGTATTGTTCCAATGCCAACATGAACTCTGCAAAGTAACACATGCAAGAGCAGTAGAACCAGCTGACCATATAGTAGAAAAGAATCCACCTGTTCCATACAACCACGAATAAACATAATAAACAATAAAACAAGCAACACAAAAGACAACAGTGAAAAACAAAATCTTAAAGAAAAGAGAACAACACTGCATACGCTTTAAACACGATGGCTTAGGTTTCTTGAGCTCACTAATAAGCTCAACAATCGACGACTCAGAACCTAATTCAGAAATTACAGTCATGGTAATAATGAAATTATTAAACTTAATTACGATTGTTAGCTCTTAACAACTCACGAATAGCAGTTTCAAGCTGTGCAACCCTAGAGGTCAACACAGTATCAGCAGTCACAGCAGTGAAAGTTGATGGAAAAACAGCATTGTACGCAACTATAGCAGCAGTATTCTGATAAGTACAAACAGTTGAAGCCGATGCTGGCGAAATTGTGTATGAAAAGTCAGGCCAAATGTTGACAGTAAGATAAGCAACTGTTCCAAAAGGAACACCAGTTGCAACACTTGCTTGACAACAAATAATAGTACGAGTAGAAACACACAAACCAGCAGGAGAACCTGAAATTGTACGCATAGTTGAGGGATTATACAAAACCTCAGCATTGACTAATGGAGATGCAGCAATACACTGTCCATTAGTAACCGCAAAAGTTGCGGTATCAGTATCAGTTCCAAGAGCTGTGGCAAGGGTGGTTAGATTATCAGAAAGAAAAGTCTTAGTACCTGTATTACCAGGATTTGGAGCTGCACCAGCAAAGGACTGTATAATAAAAGAATTGCCAGGGGTGATAGAATTCACACCGGCAATGGGTGGTAATTGAACAAGTTCATGAAATTGAAGGGAAATTCCTGAGACAAAAATGGACATGTAAATGTCTGAAGAATCAGCATTCGACACAGCCATGTTTTGAAACAACATGACATACAACATACCAGTTTGATCGCCCATAACTCTAAACGGGCGATCAGATACATAAGGAACATCCAAAGACCACTCTGTTTCATTAGCCGGATTCATAAGAACCTTATGGTTGTAAAAGAAAGCGTTATCTGGAGATGGGGGAGGATCAGTTGGAGATGCATTAGGAACAAACACAGCAAGAAATTTAACTTGTTGCAGAATTGTCTTAGTAAACACAAACTTGAATTTGATATCACCACGCCAAAAACGATAAAGTTTGGATATCCAAGTGACTCGAGAAGGGGCAGTTCCAGTATAAAACTGGGACGGATCTATTGGAGTCGAATAGATCAAAGAACCTCTAGTAGCACTAGGGGCAACAGAACCATAAAACAAAACAGTTTCATGCTTCATCACATCCATAATGGATGTGTTGGCAGTGGCTTGCATACTACCAGTAGACATATTTTCACGCAGCTTAACGACGTCCATAGAACCGGACGTCAAATTAAGATCAACTCGACAATCATCAAGAGCCCTAGCGGCTCCACTACCTATATCGCTACCTTCAGCCATACCAAATTAACAATAGAAATCACACAAACAACACAATTGCGGATATATTTCGTTGCGAGACACAAATCTTTCAATTAGCACTCAATTGTTTAAACTAAAACGTCTTCTCATTTCCATGAGAACGACACCCACCACATTCTTGCCAGGGTAAGAAGCATACATCTTGGGGCTGTTATTGGGAGCAATCCCAGCACCAAGAAGCCCATCTTTCGCCCAGTATACAAGCACACTATCACCAGTTGCAAACAATGCATCCCTAAAGGAGGCATCTTGCACCTTGGCTTCGTATATCTTGTACACTGCACGAAACAACGTCTTCTCCTCCCAGCGGAAACTCATTTCTGAGTACAATTTGGAAAGTTCAAACTGGGCCTTGCGCGTGGCATACGTGCAAAACCGGGCAGGATTCTCATCTTCTACGAGCTTAGCGGCCTCAAAACCGAGAGCGGCATAGAAATTTGTAAAATCCCAATTGGCAAATTTAAAATGTTGATTAAATTCCGGAGAGATCTCCACACGGTCTTTTATTGATGGACCGAAGAACTCCTTTGCACGTTGGACATAAATCTCGTTGCCCGCTCTATAGGGTCGAGAAACATCCCGGAAAATACTATCAACATCAAGCTTGTCAAGAAACTCTCTGCCTGTCTTCGTTTTACGAAGACACAGCAAGTACTTCTCAAAGTACTCACGGCCCCAAAGGGCAGCAGAACGAACACAAGTTCGAATAGTCGACGTGTAATCGCACACATCGGCTCCTTTATAATACCACATGGGTATA